AACAACGTTGCACTAATTAGAATAGCTCTTGCAAGTGGACAGTCAGTTTCCACATTGGCGGTGTCATAATGCCTATACAAAGCGCATCAGATAATCAAAAAGTAGACTACCTTTGGAAGAAGATAGTCTATGGGGCTGCCAAGACTGATATCTCTGGCAACATCGACGCGACCAACGAACCTAATCCTAGCCCACTATTAATACGTGGCGATAAGATCTTACAACAATCAGATCTGATTGCCAATGTAATTCCTGGAAGCAACAGCAGTGTTGTAACAGTCTATCCAACTACACTTCCTGTAGAATGTACCAGCACAGCAGGAATTCCAACACCAACCTTAACTTGGCAAACAGGACAGACATTTTGGATCCCACCAGAGTTTGGATCAACATATCAGATCAAAGTTTATATCAGCCCAAGCGGACAGGCAGGTAACGTATTAACCAAAGGCACACAGGTATTTGCCACAGGTAGTGGTAATAACGATCTATGGGTATTTGACTATCAATCAGGTATCTTAAACTTTAACAGCAACAATACACCTTACAATGCCAGCAATCAACCTATCAGCTTTACAGGCAATAGTGTTTATATCAGCGGCGCTGTTTATTCAGGCGCATTTGGTTTACCCACAGCCAGCAATATTGGCAATGTTATCTTAGGTAATATCACCTTCAGCGGTAATACAATATCATCTAATCAAGCCAACGGCAACATAATGATATTTGCACCCGGACAGGGCATAGTCCAATTCGTTGGTCAAGATGCTATTGGACTACCAAGCGGTGATGACACTACCAGACCATTATATCCAGTAGTTGGTTACACACGTTTTAATACCAGTCGTCAAAGTATAGAATACTATGATGGTACACAATGGTTAGCGCCAGGCGAAGCTGTGATCAGCTCGCAGACTATCAATCCAGACGGCTCTGCTAACACGTTTGCGTTGAGTTCTAACACCAGCACAGCAGGTGTGCTAGTCAGCATCAATGGTACCTTACAACAACCAATCGATTCTTATGTTATTGTTGGTAATAACCAGATACAATTTACTGAAGTTCCTTTAACCACAGACACGGTTGAAGTGCGTTATATTTCTGTTGGTGCTGTGACAGTAGGTTCGTTACAGTTCCAAAATACCACATCTGTCATACTAGATGCGGCCAATGTTAATGTAACAGGTAATTTATTACCAAGTGCTAATGTAACCTATGACCTAGGTAGCTCAACACTAAGATGGCGCACAGGTTATTTCTCAGCCAACACTATTGATATCGGCGGCGGAACGATTGGCTTACATGATACTCTAGGATTTACATTCACCACACCTGGCGCCCAACCCCAATACATGATGCCCAACGGTGCTAGCACAAGTAATACATTCACATCTAGCACTGTGACTATACAAGGTAATTTAGCCGTAGATGGAAATATAACTGCTGTTGGTAATATTTCAGGACAGTATATCTTAGGTAGCGCACAGTTCTTGACTGGTTTACCAATTGGATACAGTAACGTTAATGCCAAAGCCTATACCGAATCAATGGGTTTTGCTAACTACTCAAACGTGAATTTATCAGCTTATCTAGGTGGCAGTTTTAGTGTCGGCACGATCAATGGAGGATCTTGGCAAGCGAACCCAATTGGCACGGCCTATGGTGGTACTGGCGCAACCTCTACATCAGGTGTAGGTGGTGCATTAGATAATCTACTACCAAGTGGTGAGCAAACAGGTTATGTATTGACCACTAGTGGGGCTGGTAGTTATTATTGGGCAGCAGGCAGTGGCGGTGGTGGTGTAACTGTTGGACAAAGTTTAACTACCTTACGTCAATCAAATGCTATCGTAAGTAATACCACAGTGATTGGCCTAGCAGGCATTAGTTATACTCCTGGTGCTGGACAATTACGTGTGTATGTTAATGGTGTGCGACAATTCCCAGCGGCATATACTGAAACCAGTAATGTCAGCTATACCTTAAGTGCTAATGTAGTATCAGGTGATACGGTATTTGCAGAAATTGATGCATTTAGTTCATTTAACAACTATGCTAACTTGACCTATGCAAGTAATGTTGGTAATATTGCTGCATCTGGACTAACGGTCCAATCCGCAATAGAAAGTTTAGAAAATAATAAATCACCATTGAGTAATCCAGTATTCAGTGGGGTAACAACCATTGGCGGCAATTTGGTAGTACAAGGTAACTTGTTTGTCAATGGTAATCTAACGACTATCAATGCCAATAATTTAGTCATCGGTGACAGCATGATCTATCTAGCTGATGACAACCCAGCTGATACCCTAGATATTGGCTTCGTCAGCGCATTTACCAGTGCTGTGCGTTATCAACATACTGGATTCGTCCGTGACGCCACTGACGGGGTGTGGAAATTATTTGCCAACGTAGTCACTGAGCCAACTACTACCATTGACTTTACCAATGCCACATATAGTAATTTATTGGTTGGCAATTTACAAACCATTGGGTTAGTAAACGTTGGCGGCAATTTATTAGCTACAAACATCACAGGCACCATAGTTACAGCGAGCCAACCTAATATAACAGGTGTTGGCAACTTAACCTTGGGAACTTGGAATGCTAACACGATCACTCCTAATCGAGGTGGTACCGGACTAACAGCATCAGGTAACAGCGGTAATGTGCTTACATCAAACGGATCAACTTGGGTAAGTCAAGCACCATTCACTTGGAATGTGCAGACGGTAGGAACCACGGTAGCCTCTAATGCAACGGGCTCATATACTATTCCTGCTAACGCCATCATGGTAATGGGAACAACGTTACATTATATGGGAAGCAATGCTGGATCTAAAATATCAGTTAACGTTAAGAATTCTGGTGGAACAACATTATTCACTTATGAATTAACTGGCGGTAATGAACTTAATGGTGGAGATGGCGGATCTGGTATGACTACCCGATCAGCTTGGACAGTAGCTATACCTGCGACGGCTGCAGGCGGATCGCTAGAATTCTTCAAATCTAGCGGTAGTAGCGGATCGTATACTGTTACTGTGAATCAAGTAGTATTATCGAGATAATAAGGAACAGCGATGCCATTAACACAGGTAAATTCAACAGTATTAGGCACATTAGGTAACTTGGCGGTTACTGGCAATGTAAATATTGCAGGCAATATTTCTGCTAGTAGATATACTGGTGGTAGCGTAAACGTCACTGGTAATGTTTTAGTTGGCGGCAGTATAGTTGTCAATGGTAATCTGATTGCAGCTGGATCGCCGGGTACCAGCGGTCAAGTATTGCAATCAAACGGTAATTCTCCTCCGTCGTGGAATAGTTTAGCTTCATTTACAGAATTTGATAAATCTTTAGCTACCGACGGATATCAAAAATTACCTGGTGGATTGATTATACAATGGGGAACAACTGGAGTTATAGCTGGTCCAGGCACAGCAACTATCACCTTTCCGATAGTTTTTACCACTAGTTGCTTTAACGTTCAAATAACTATTAAAGATGAAAGTGGAGATACAAGTAGTACCGGAATTGTTGCTGCTAGGTCTGTTACTACTACAGGATTTATTTTACGTAATGGGGATGATCCTAATATGATTTTTAATTGGTTAGCAATTGGATACTAATTTAATGTCGTTAATCCAATATCAACCTGTATCACACAAAATCTCCAATCTCGCATAAATATTACTAACAACACACATCAACGCCCTAGGGGAATATGGAACCGCAGGCTGTAAAAATAGTGTAAAAATTATTATTGCGGAAACCATAACATGTCAGCTTTAACCAGAATTTTAAATAATCAGATCTTTAATCAGACGATTATAGCTAGCCAAAAGATCCAACCAGGATCTATCACGGGCACACTGTTTGCCAGCAACGTCACAGTACCAGGCGATTTATTGATCGCAGGTAACTTGTTTGTTCTAGGCAGCAGCCAGACTACTACAGTAGCGTCTACTAATACCTATGTTAACGATCCATTGATCGTTCTAAATAACGGTTTTGCTGGCACTAATACCTATGATGAGGGCCTAATTTTTAATCGTGGTACCAGTGAAAATCAAGCATTTATCTGGAGCGAAACATTCAAAGAATTCCGTCTGGTCGCTACCAGCGAAGCAGGCACTACCTACGGTAATATCACAGTCAGCGATCTAGCTAATTTAAGCGTTCGCCATTTCTATACCAAAGGTACGAATACTACTGATGGTAATATCAATCAAACTGGAACAGGCACATTTGGAGTCCAAGTTGCGGGTAATATAGCTCTTAACGGCCCTTATATAACTACTAGCCAAGCTAATATCAGCGTATTCAACGTTGGTGCCACACAGATTAACCTAGGTGGCGAAGCTAACCTTAGCATTGGTGCTAGCGTAGGAACGACAGCTATACGTAATGCCACACTAAGCCTACCATTTGGTACAGCATTAACCACAGGGCAGACGACATTTAGCCTATTAAACACAACTGCTACTACTATTAATTTTGGTGGTGAGGCAAATATTACATTAGGTGCTAGTGGAATTGGTATCACTACTATACGCACCAGTAACGTTTGGGTTCCATTCGGCACAACATTAGACACAGCAGAAACGACATTTAATTTATTAAATAATCCAACCACAGTTACAGCATTTGATTCTGCAACAACACTTAATCTAGGTGCAAGCTCAGGCATAGCAACAGTTAACAATACAACAGTTTACTTACCGACTGCTACTAATATTGCAGTGGGTGGTGCTAGCTTAACATTTGCTAATACGGTAGTAGCAACAGTTAACGCATTTGGTTCAGCAACATCAACATTCTTAGGCGCTACTAGCGGTATTGTTACAGCTAGAGATGCATTGGCAGCTACTGGTACATTCTGGGCCAATTCAAGTGCTTCGACTACCACACAAGGTACAGGCGCGGTCATAGTTCCAAATGGCGGTATCAGCGTAGCTGGTGCGGCTAACGTTGCTAGCACACTAACAGTTGGTGGTGCAGCACAATTAAATAGCACATTAGGTGTTGGTGGTATCACAACATTCACTAACTCAACTAATGCAACAACTATTACCAATGGAGCTGTGATCATCCAAGGTGGTGCCAGCGTCCTTAAAGACTTGTATGTTGGTGGTAACTTATATGCTGCTAACATCGTTGGTATTACAGCCAACGTCATCACAGTTGAAGATCCGTTACTATTCTTAAAACCAAGTTATACATTCCCATACAACTATGACATTGGTATTTACTCATCATTCCAAGGCGCTGGATTAACCACTGCTGGGAATATTCTCCAACACACTGGTGTAGTCCGTCATCAAGAAACTAACACTTGGACCTTTGCAAGTAATCTTGCTGAACCAGGTGGCGGCCATGTAGTATTTGATAACAACACAGTTTACGATCCGATCAAAGCCGGTAACTTAGAACTAACAGTTACAACAGACAGCACAAGTGCATCTACTGGTGCGTTAATCGTAGCTGGCGGTGCTGGTATTGGCGGTAATATATTCCATACAGGCACACGTTTAGAAACTAATGCAAGCAACTACTTATTTGCCTCAACACCAACAACAGTTGATGCATTCAAAGCTGCGACTGATTTAGAATTTGGTGCTACTAGCGGCACATTGACGATTAATAACCCAACACTAGTTGGATCACAAACAACACAGGCATTATATAACACTGTCACTGACACATTAAACTTTGCTCGTGCTGCCAACATTACCATGGGTCACACTAGTGGTATTACTACCTTACAAGGTGCGGCTAATATCCAAGCTGTAACAACCAGCACAAATTCAGCAACAGGTGCATTAAAAGTCCAAGGTGGTGTTGGTGTCCGTGGTAATTTAAACATCGCTGGCGACACGACTGGTATCGCTTATAGCGGTCGCGGTGGATTAACAGTTGGTCTTGATGTTGCTGGCGGAACTCTATACCCAGACAATCTTGTGCAGTTTACAAGTAATGCTAACAGTTTCTCAAGAGTTAGCATGCAAAATATCAGCACAGGCCAGGCTGCTGCCTCAGACTTTATAGCAATGACCAACAATGGCAGTAACGCAGGCGGCTATATTGCTACTGGTATCACAAGTATCAACTTTAATTCAGCTGCTATCGCTCCGGTAATCAAACCACAAGACGGTTACACATACACGGCTGGCGGTAATTTAGTATTAGGCAGTGATAAAAATATTGTATTGTCTGTTGATGATTTATCCACAGTTAGTGTGATAGTAAGTAGAGATTTTGGTAATTTAGGAATACAAAATAATACAGCTGCGACATCAGAAACCACAGGTGCGCTAACGGTTGTTGGTGGTATTAGTACACAGGCTAACTTATATGTTGCTACTAATGCATTCTTCAACTCTACACTTGCTAATAGTACATTTCAAGTATCTAGCAGCAGATCTGGTAACGTAATACTTTTTGGTGCTACGAATGCTACTACTTTTCCAGGAACGACAGAAACATTGATTGTTGGTGGCGGTAATCTAACAGTCCAACCTGGCGCTGTTCTAAAAGTTGGTGGCGCAACATCAATGATGGTTCCGGTAGGTCCTACCGGTGCACGACCAAGTAGCCAAGGTGCTAATGACGTAGCAGGTATGTTGCGTTTCAACTCGACAACTACTTCTTTAGAGTTTTATGATGGAACTGATTGGAATATCGCAGGTTCAGTATTTACAGTTATCAGTGGTCGCCAATTTGCAGGTAATGTTGGCGGCGGATTTGGTAACGTCGACGGAACCAACACTAACTTTACTCTGCAAGCTGACGGAACTACTGCTGGAACGATCATCAGTATCAACGGTGTCATGCAGTTCCCAACTCTGGCATACTCAGTTACTGGTAATGTATTAACATTTACTGAACCACCTGCTCCTGGCGACGTGATTGATGCACGTATCCTAACAACTACCGCAACAGTAAGCTCAATTACCAACGGTAATGGTATTAATCAATTAGTTGCAGATGACGATGGAACTGCACAATGGACTGGCACCAGCGACGGAGGTACAGTCCGTCGCACATTAGTTGATACAGCAGGTGATTTCAATTTCCAAAATGGCACAGATATAACCTATAATCAAACAGCAGTTAATATCGCAGCTAATAATACTCCGTATGTGATCGCTACACGCAGCCAAACAACATTTACCAGCGCAAAATATATAATTTCAGCTAAGAGAGGCACGGGTGCCACTGGTAATGTGGAAACATACGAAGCACAAGTTATTACAGATGGTGATGGTAATGCATATATTTCTACATACGGTGTAACTAATAATGGCTATGCTATGGGCGTGTTAAGTGCTAACGTGCTTGCAGGCAATGTCCAAGTTTATTACACAGGTGTTATTGCATCGTCAGTGGTGCAGGCCAATGTGAAATGCTTTGGAACTTATATTCTATAATAGGTGATCGATGTTAAAAGTAGCTAAAAATTATCGTAAGGATTATACCGGCGAAGATATAATTACCGAACGCAAAAAAGAAGGTAACCATTGGTATGAAACCGTAGAAACAGTTCCTAATGCGGTTACCAATAATCAAATCTCAAATCGTGCGGTGGTCATAGGTAACAGTCCCACTAGATTAGATTTTAATCTACAGAATTTAAAAAAACCTATGGGATTATTGGGCGCCACAACTCTGCAGAGTTATGGATGTAATGCCTTATACAGAGATTTTGCTCCAGATTTTTTAGTCGCAGTTGGGAATGAAATAACTAAAGAATTATCTACCAGCGAATACATAAAGAATAATATAGTATACACTAATGCTATACATCTATTAGAATATCCAACCAAATTTTATCTTATCCCTTATAATCCCTACGCTGACGCTGGAACTACGGCGGCATACATAGCTGCATTTGATGGACATAAAAAAATCTATCTATTGGGATTCAGTGAACAAGACTGTTCTGGACAAAATTTTAATGTCTATGCTGGCACTAACGGATATGATGAGATAGAAACAGATGTTGGCAGTGATAAATGGATACAAAATAGATTAGAATTATTTACACTGTATAATGACGTTGATTTTGTTTTGGTTACATTAACTGGTAAAGTGCCGTTACCAGAAAGTCACAAATACTGCACGAACTTCCGACAAATATCCTATAGGGCTTTTGTCCTAGAAACAGATCTATAACACTGTTTCTAGGGTTCGAATCTTATCAATCACCGCTGAAAAATTAATAGTTCTCCACACACCTGGGTGTAGGGGTTTAGGATGATCTTCTAAACGGACCCAACAATATCCACGATGTTCATAGTTTAAGGTAGGAGTAAATTCCTCATCTACGGGAATTAGAAAAGTATTATAGCTGAAATGTCCATTGTCGCTGGTGAATTTTTCGATAGGTATGACTTTAACATCAACAAAATCATATCCAAGTTCTTCGCTGAGCTCTCTGTGCAGTGATGATAGTAGCTGTTCACCAGTGTCAATCTTGCCTCCAGCTAACCCCCAAGTCCCACTATATTTGCTAGTATCACGTAATAAAAACAAATAACGACCGGTTGCTGTCGCGTAGATGAAAGTGCCTACACCTTCTATATGACCAGAGTCCAAAGTCCTTCCTTGTATTCGCCTTCCCAGCTTTTTACCCATTGAGTTCCTGTCCATTTGTATTGAGTGCCTGTGGTTAGATTACTTACATATTGTAGCGTAGAATCGCTCTGGCTGTCAAATGAAACGATCCAATTGGTGCCGTTGTATTGTATGATGTCGTTGGCATGCGCTACCAGATCTTGACCATTGCTGCCTCGCCATGCGATCGGTCCTCCGCCATTTGGTGTATTTAAGCTGCCAATATCATCTAGTATTAGGTATCTAGTATTGGCTGCTGGGCTGGTTATGCTGGCATTTACAGTAACCTTAGTTGGGTCGATGATAGCATCGATAGCAGTTAAGGTATTACCAGGAGTAGTATCAACATCAACATTAAATATCAGCAGGCTATCATCAGTTGGATGATAGCTGATAGTGCCGATAACCTCAGTGACACCATCTTCTTGTAAAAGCCTGACTTGGCTAATACCATTCTTGATATAACCATAAACATTAATTAAGTTTGGCCAACTGTCTCTGGTGCCAACTTTGGTTGGTGTGCTCAACGTTGGTTCGCGTGGCGTTTCGACGTCTTCCATTTTTAACAAAGTCAGCTGATTACCAATTAGCAACACGCCATACATCAATGGTGTAAAGTATTGTCGATTACCTAATAGGTTAGTATCATTTAATACTGCTTCGTTGAGATTCCCATCTGCATCATGTATGCTGGCAATGATTTTTTCGATAACACCAAGTTTCTTAACCTTAGCTGGTGGACTGATCCATATAGGTAATTTAAATGTTAATGTAGCAACATCAATATTATTCTCTGTGCCAATTGGCACGCTACGGCTAGTCCACGTTGGGCTTTCTAAATAAACCACGCTTAAACTGGTCCAATCAATATAGTTGTCTGTCGACTGTATTTCCATGCCAGGATTAAACAATACTATAAGCTGTTCCAATAATTGCAGTTTCTGTTTGGTATTCGAAGTCCAGATATCTACCTTTAGATCGATAGTATATGGCACAGGCATGCTACGTTCGATGGTAAAAGCATTACCCTGTCGATTTTCAAATTCCTGTGTGTCCTCATTATAGTAACGTTGACGTATGCTCATCTTACCAACGAATGTGGGATCTTGCACACGATCTCTGTCATATGTGACACCATTGATATAAACAGTCATAGCAGGAGTAGCCGGTAAGGCGTTTTCACTCATGTTATTGATAATAGATGCGACCTGTCGACTGCCATCACCATAGTAAACAGGTACACGCTGTAGGGTTTTATTACCCTCTCGATCCTGACCAAATTCAACCTGGAATCCTGATATCATGCGTATGAACTGTGCTAGGAAACGCTCAATCTGCGCATCATAAAAATATTGTTGTAAGGCCGCCATT